TGTTTTGTTTTTCTAATTGCTTATCAATATTGTTCATTCTACTATCAATACCACACAATCTATCCCAAACTTTAGACTTTATGTACTCTTGCCATTCTTTATCAGTCATTCATCCTCCCATTTAGTATTTTTACAAGTGCAGCAATATTTTGAATAGGATCTCTTCTTCCTGCTTCACGATTTAATATAGTTTGCTTGCTTACTTGTAAAATTTTTGCTAATTCATTGATTTTTAATTTCGATCTTTTTCTTAATATGTATGCTACTTCATGTCTTTTTGGTTTTATTAAAAAATCTATTTTATTATTTCTAGAATTTCCTTTTTCTATTTTAGATATTCTATAAACACTTAATTTGTGTTTTTTAGCATAAGAATTTCTTGATATTTTTTCTCTTCTTCTGCTTAATATAAATTTCTCTGATAATGTTAATTTAATTTCTTGCATAATATATATAATAATTCATCAAAATTTATTTTATTCATCCACCAACCATCAGACATGTTTTTAAGACCTTTGAAATTCAAATTACCAACCAAAGCAGTTTTATCTTGTTTAAAAATAAAATAATAATTATCAACCTGTAATATGATTGCTGTATTTCCTTTGTTTTCATGTCTAATTTTATGCCATATTTTTTGAGCAGTTGTATAGTGTTGTAATTTTATAGGTGTTAATTCTTTTTTAGGAAATTGTTTTAAAAATTTTAATTCTATCCAACCTTCAACTCCATCAATTAAGTAATTAACATCAGGAACACCTTCATAAAAAGGATTTTCAATTCTCATGAATAATCCTTTATCACGAAGATTCCTTTGTAGATATCTCCACAAATTTCTTTCACTCATACTATCAATAGTTGTTATCATTGTCTAACTTTCTAATATTTGATATAAAAATTTTTCTCCAATTGTTTCTAATGTTTCCTTTTATAAGGAACCAATCACCATTCTTACTTTCTTCAACGATTAATTTACCAAAACGAATGTATTTGAATCTATCAATAGTGGCAATAATCATATCACTATCATCTTCAAATGTTAAATTAAGAAACAAATTATTTCCTTCAATTTTTCTTCCACCTCTTTTAACAAGGTTTCCATACTCATTTAAATCTCTTAAATTTCTTTCTTTTAGTTTTCCAATGAAGATATATTCACCATTTTCATTAATTGTTTTAATCTCACAGACCTTTCCTGAATTGATATTATATCTTTCAGGATTTTTATAATAATCTCCAAATTTAGTATGACATTCAAACACATCTAGATATGGTATTTCTGGATTATTCATCAGTACATCTTGTCTAGGTGTATATTTAGTTTTGTTTTCTCTTCTTTTTATTATATCTTCAGCATTTTTTGGTCCAATACCTTTAACACCTAACAAACCACCTATCAATTTTCCTTTCCTAACAGACCAAGTCAATTCAGATAATTTTTTATTAAATGGTTCGTATTTAAATCCTTCTTTAACTAACTCTCTTAATAATTTAATAACTTGATCATCATCTTTACTATTTCTTAAACAAGCAACAGCAAATTCAAGTGGGTGATGTGCTTTAAGATAAGCACACCAAAAACTAATTATTGCATAACTAATTGCATGTGATTTATTAAATGCCCAAGAGCCAAAGGTACACATATGTTCCCAAATATTTCTTGCTTCTTTTTCTTCAATGCCATTATCTTTTGCACCATCTTTAAATAATTCCCAATATTGATTAAAAAACTCTTCACCAAGAGAACGACTCATAGCACCACGAAGAGTTGAAGTGTCTGCCCAACTTAATTTTCCTACATTTCTAGCAATTTGCATTACTTGTTCTTGAAAAATTATAACTCCATAAGTATCTTGAGTCCATTTTTCACAAAGTTTATGCAAATATGTCACTGGCTCTTCACCTGTTCTTCTTTTAATAAATTCAGTTGTACCACCACAGTGTAATGGTCCTGGACGAGCAAGTGTAGTAATATATGCAATATCTAAAAAGTGATGTATATTCATTTGTTTACACAAACTTTGAAGAGCATAACCTTCAAATTGAAATAGACCAGCAAACTTCTCTGAGTTAAATATTTTAAATGCTTTTTTATCTTCTAAATCTGCATCTAATAAATAACTTCTGTCTTTACCTATTTCTTTCAAACAATCTTCAAGTATAGATAGTGTTCTTAATCCCAAAGCATCTATTTTTAATATGTTTAATTCTTCTGCGTCTTTCTTTTCAATTTGAGCAACTCCATCTTTATTCACAGAGCAAAAATTTTTAACTGCATCATTTAATACTATAATTCCAGCAGCATGCTTACCAGAGTGTCTTGCATGGTTTTCAATATCTTGAGCAGATAATAGTCCTGGATATTTTTCAACCATTTTTCTACCAATTTCTAGAGTTTCAAAAGTATCTTTAATACAGAATGAAGCACGAGCATCTCCAGAACTTCTTTCAACTATGGACTTTTTTAAATCTTCTATTTCCCATAAAGGTATTTTCAAAGACTTACTCACTTCTGTTAATGCTGATTTAGGTTTGAGTCTTGAAACTGTACCTATACGAGCAACACACTCATCACCATATTTATCTTTCAACCTATCAATAACAGACTCTCTTTTAACATCTGGAAAATCAATATCAATATCAGGCAAATCTAATCGATTAACATCAATAAATCTTTCAAACATTAAGTCATGTTTTATAGGATCAACATCAGTTATATCTAACAAATAACAAACCAAACTTCCAGCAGAACTTCCTCTTGCTGGACCAACTAACATTTCTGATTTAGCATTACTTACCATATCAGAAATAACATAAAAATAATCTTCAAAGTCTTTTTCTTTTATTAATTTCAATTCGTGATTTAATCTATCCAAATACTTTTTATTGCTTAAATCTATCTTTTTATTTTTAGCATTTGCATAACATATTTGCTCTAATGTTAAATTTGGTTTATATTTTACATTAGTTGCTTTTGGTAATTCAAATTCTTCAATTTCGCTTGCAATTTTTTCACTCAATTCATATGCAGAATCAGGAATCATTGGCATTGCTGCTTTTAATTCCCATTTAGTAGCAATATGTTGTATAGTTGTTCTTGTATATCTATTTCTATCACCAACAACTATTTCGTATGTGCCTTTATGCTCTGGTCTAGGATAATAGTTATCAGAACAAGCAACAATAGGTATATTATAATCTTGACTAACTTGATTGATTTTCCTTAACCAACTTGGTGATCTAGGACTTGCTTCAAGATAAAAATTTTTAACACTTTTAAAAAAAGTTATTTGTGGATTTGCTCCTGATAATAAAATAACATCATCACCAACAAATTCTAATAACTTTTCATAATCTATTCTTGGCTCATAATAAAAAAAGTCTTGAGAGTAAGTTGATAATTCATAAATTTTCTTAATACCATTTAAATTTTTGGCAATTATGGTCATATAATTTGTAGGTTGTTTAGTTTTTTCTTCAGCATTTAATACTACTGCAAACTCCATACCAAAAATTGGTTTTTTGCCTTGCTTTTTACATTCTTTTTTAAACTTAACCCAACCCCATGTACCGAAATCTGCTATACCAATAGCAGATCCTTGAGTTTTAGAAACAACATCTTCAAGTCTTCCATATGCCTTTCTAAAAGAATATTCAGTTCTTATTTTTAAATTTATCATACTAGATAATTTTTTTGCATCCATTTAATATATCTTACAAGTGCTTCAACATCATTCATCGCTCTGTGTGCTTTGTCATGTTTTTCTTGAAATGCATGGTGATATAAATCAATTAATCTTAACGAACGAGGTGCATCTTCACCTTGTAATAAAGGTCTGCTTAATTCAACTGTACACATTTGTTCAGTTGGGTATGGAAATTTATATTGATATCCCAATCTTCTTAATTCAAAATTCAACATATTCATATCAAATGGACAATTATGAGCATAAATAGTATCTTCTCCTAAAAAGAAATTACACAAATCATTATATATACCAGCAAATGGTGGCTTGTCTTTAACATCTTCATTAGTAATATTATTAACTGCAGTTGCATTTGCAGGTATAGGAATTTCTGGATTGACTAATGATTCATATCGACCAATTTCTTTCAAATCATGATCTAATTTTACACAAGCAATTTCAATTATTTTAGGTTGACTTTCTAAAGGAGCACTTTCAGTTAAAGGTAATCCTGTTGTTTCAGTATCAAAGACTATCATTTTTCTTCCTTTCTTCTTCCATTTCTTTTTGATCTTTTTCTGCCATTTCGTCTAAATCTAATCTATCTTTTAATCTATAATATAAATCTAATTCTTGTTGAATAAAAGCATAAACACCCAAATCATGCATAGAATCTTGGTGTCCACATTTTTGTTCGAAACTATTAGCATATCTACAAAGTTTGCCTACAATTGCTGACAAACCAGCATATCTATTAAAATCTCCTTCAGTTTGTAAGAATATACCTTCTGGAAATAGCAATTTCATTACTTGTCCAAATTTATAATAATTACAACCATAAACTTTGTTTCTTTCTTTATAAGTTTTTGCTGCTTCTTCTAGAAAATTTAATGCTGTTTTATGATCTTTTGGAAAATCCATCTAATCGCTCCATTGGTTGGTTCTGGTTTATTTTGGCCACTACTGCAACTTGTACAAATTATTAGTATTACAGAGAATATGAAGAATTTATTTTTTATGGCTATCATAATCATCATCTCCATCTCTTGCATGTAAACAAACTATTCCTTTTTCACGAAACAAATTTGCTATTACTAATCTGTCATCAATTGCTAAATGTATTTTTTCTTTTCTAACTTCAATAAAAGTTTTAATAAAATCTGCTTTAACTGCTTTATCTGAACGAGTATCTTCAGATCCACGCATGAAAATATCTTCAAATGGTACTCTATATTTCTTTAACCATGCTTTTGTTTGTTTGTAATAATCAATTGGTCTAGCAGTAAATACATAAATTCTTGCACCATAACTACTTAATGCATGTACAGTGTCTAATATTGGGATAATTGGTTTATCTTCAAAACACAATTTATTAAAAGCATCCCAATTCCTGCTTTTAAGATGTGCAAGTCGGTGCGAATAATCACATAAAGTGCCATCTAAATCTGTCACTACATTCATTACCATATATTTTTTTCTTTTTGTTCTACTTATTCATTTAATTTCCGTCTATCGACTCTTCTCTTCTATACCATTCAATGTGATGTTTCTGCTTTTGATATTCATCAGTATTTAAAAATTGATGTTTACCACTAGCATATTTCACTAATGTAGCAGGCAGATGTTTAGTTTCGTGAACACCATTTGGTAAT